CTATAGCATCACAAAATAAAACAAAAACAAAATTTAAATTTGATTATCCTATAATGCTATTACCCGGAGAACATTCTATTGTAATAAAGGCACAGTCCACAGATTTTGAAATTTATGTTGGAGAATTAGGCAAAAACATAATAAATACTGATGTTCAAATTAATTCTCAACCATATACAGGTGTATTGTATACGGCAACCAATTCCAATGAATGGAATGCTGAATTGAATATGGATCTAATGATGGTCTTGAATAAATGTAAATTCCAGAAAAATGTTGAATATAATTTGCCTTTTTCTAATATAACCACTATCAACAAAAATTTTGAAACATTCTTTTTACAATCAAATTATCTAGATTCTAATTCTTGTCGTGTTTCATGGGAATCTAGAATATTTCCCTTTAACGGAAACCAAGAAGTTCTAGACACCACACCCAACACAGATACATATTTGTCGAAAAAATATATAATGGGACCAAATATACCAATAAAAGTTACTGCAAAAGCAAAAACAACAAATGAAGACATCTCTCCAATTATAGATTCTGATCGTATAGGATTTATTTCTGCAGAAAATAAAATAGAATCTAATACAACAGAAAACAATGGAGAATTGAATCCTTATTCAAATTATGTTTCCTCTGGTCCTAATAGAGCAAGATATATATCTAGAATAGTCACTTTGGAAGAAGGATTTGAATCTAATAATTGTAGAGTTGTGGCTAGTGTATATAAACCAAGAAACACAAATATTGATTTCTTTGTTAAACTTCAAAATTCATATGATACAAAAGAATTCCATGATAGAAACTATATAAAACTGGTTCCTATACAACCAAGCAATTTTAATTTGGTTGAAAGTGGTTCAGAAAATGATTGGTATGAAGTAGTATTTGAATTACCAGAAGATACAGTAGAGTCTTTTAATAAATATTGCGTTAAAGTTTGTCTATATAGTACAGATACTGCTTATGTTCCCAAAGTTAAAAATCTTAGAGTTATGACTGTACTATGAGAGCCAAAGTAAAAGATAAAGATTATTTAGAAAGAGACATGAATAACAATGCTTTGTTGTTTATAAATAAAGAGGAACTTAAAGAATATAAAAACAAAAAACAATCTTTAAAAAAAATACAAAATTTAGATAAAAATTATACAATATTAAAAAAAGAAATGTTTGAATTAAAAAATGAAGTTAAGTCTATTTTACACTTACTAAAGGAGAATTTTAAAAATGAAAAAAGTGAAAATGATTGATATTTATAGTAGTGTTTCGACAATAAATTCTATTTTAGAATTAAAAATGAGTATAGATACCAGCAAAAAGTTAGTAGATTTAATTAAAGAAATAAACGAACATCTACAAGTAGCCGAAAAAACAAGAAATGAATTGTTAGAAAAATATGGCAAAAAAACTCCAAAAGGAGAATATAATATTCCTGATAACAAGAAAAAGCAATTTACAGAAGATTTAAACAAATATCTGTTTGATACAGAAGTTAGTATATACTCTCCATTACTAAAAAAACAAGATTTTGATCGTAATTTTACTATTTCACCATCTGATTTAACTTTAATTTCTTATTTAATGGATTATGATTAAAATATTAAAATCTTTTTGATACTAAATATTATAAATAAGTATCAAAAGGAAAAAAATATGGCAACACCACTTACGAGAGAAGAACTAAAACAATACTGTCTCCGTAGATTAGGTTATCCTGTAATCGAAATTAATGTTGATGATGCACAGATAGAAGACAGAATAGATGATTCGTTGCAGTTTTTTGCAGAGTATCATTTTGATGGTGTTGAGAAAACATATTTACCATATCAAATATCGGCTAAAGATGTTGAGCGAGAATATATTGATTTAAAAGAAGCAACAGAAGCCGATGATACAGTAACACCTGAAATAAAAGCCGCTCCACCACTTGATCCTGATGGTAAGACTATTATAAGTGTGGTGCGGCTTTTTCAATTGTTTGATACCCTAGGTGGAACAGGAATGTTTGATGCTAGGTATCAAATTGCTCTAAACGATCTCTATGGACTAAGAACAAATACATATAGTAATTCTTTACAAATTTATAATTACACACGAAGCCACATGAAGATGCTTCAAGACTTATTAACTCCAGAGAAATCTATAAGATTTAGTAGAGTTACCAATAGAATTTATATAGATGCAGATTGGAAAACACACGCTGTTCCTGGTCAATATTTTATGTTTGAAGCCTATAGAATATTGGACCCTGAATTATATGGTGAAATATACAATGATCGTATTTTAAAACAATATGTCACCGCAAAAATAAAAGAACAATGGGGAAGAAATTTATCAAAATTTGATGGTGTATCTCTTCCCGGAGGAGTTTCTTTGAATGGATTAAAAATATTAAATGAAGCACAAGATGAAATTCGTAAACTTGAAGATGAAATTCAACTCAAATATGAAGAACCTCCAATTTTTTACATAGGGGGTTGATTTGGCTATAAATCCATATTTCAATAATTATAATTATGGACCAACACAGGATCTTATAGAAGAAATTGTGTTGGAATCTATTAAACAATATGGTATAGATGTATATTATATACCTAAAAAATTTAATAAATTAGATAATGTATTTGGAGAAGATATTCTTCAGAGTTATACAAATGTATTTAATATTGAAATGTATCTTGAAAATTTTGCCCAAATGGGTGGTGAAAGAGAAGTAATTTCAAGATTTGGTCTTGAGATCAAAGATGAATTTTCTTTGATTGTTTCTAGAAAAAGATTTGAACAAGAAGCAGCAAAACTACCAACAATGAGTTCCAGACCTGTTCAAATAGAATCTCCGATGATGGGAGATTTAATTTATTTTCCTCTCACTAAAGGACTTTTTGAAATAAAATATGTAGATAACAAGCATATATTTTACCAACAAGGTAAATTATACACTTATAAAGTAGATTGTGAACTTTACAAATACTCATATGAGCAATTCGATACAGGTATCGATGATATTGATGTTATACAAGAGAATCTATCTAAAGCTGTAGATGTTGATAATGACGGCGTTCCTGATTTTATAACTAAATCTAAAGGACCGGATGATAATGAAGAATTACAACAAAAAGCCGATGACATTATCGATTTTTCTGAAATAGATCCCTTTTCAGAAGGAAACTATTAATGTTTACAACTTTTTATCACGAAACAACTAAAAAAACAGTTATTGCTTTTGGAACTATATTTAATAATATTTTTGTTCAGAGAAAAAACAATAACCAAGAAGTACAAAAAATAAAAGTACCTTTAACCTATGCTGCTAAAGAAAAATTTATGCAAAGACTGAGCATAAATTTAAACGACCCTTCTGCATATGCTGCTCAAATAGTTTTACCAGCAATGTCGTTTCAAATATCTGAAATTTTTTATGACAAAGAAAGAAAGAAAAATACATTACAAAAAAGATACGCAGAAAATTTAAATATTACAGACGATATAGTTTTCAACTACCATTATGCCGATGTTCCTTATAATATAAATTTTAAACTTTCTCTATATTCTAGAAACATAGATGATGGTCTTCAAGTAATGGAACAGATATTGCCGTTCTTCACACCTGAATTTACAATAACAATAAAACCAAAAATATTAGAAGACAAATACGAAAGAATAGATGTTCCAATTGTTTTAAATGCAGTAAAATATACAGAATTGTTTGAAGGGGAATTAGTAAAAGAAAATACTCGATTTTTAATGTGGGACTTTGATTTTACAGCTAAAACAAGAATGTACGGACCAGTAAGACAAACAGGACTCATTAAAAATATTGATGTTAATATTTTTGATAAATTTCCAGAGGACTATGAATGAATCCGATAGAAAAGATCAACATAAAGCCCGTTGTTTACCTAAAAGATACAAATGGTGATTATATATTGGATACTGAGGGTAATAAAATAATAGATAAAATAGGAACAGAAGTTTCACCTTATGATGATTATGAAATTTTAACAACAATAACTGAATTTATTTAAAGGTTTGTAA